TATCTGTATATTTTGAAGCATTGAATGAATATACTAATAAGTTTATAGAAATAAAATCTAAAAGAAAAATTGCGGATATTGTCGATCTATGACAACTGGCGCAATACTATTTGCTCAGAATAACTCAACTGTTGATTATATAAAATTGGCAGTATTCGCCGCAACTCGTATTATTGATCATCTACACATTCCTGTTAGTATAATCACAGATAATACAAAATGGTTAATTGAGCACTATCCCGATCATCCGTTTGATCAAATAATTGAAATAGCAACAGATACAACTCCCCAACAAAAACACTTTCATGACGGTACACTAGCATCTCATAAACTAGACTGGAAAAATAAATCACGTAGTAGTGTATATGAGTTAACGCCATACGATAGAACACTTGTAGTTGATAGCGATTATATTATCAGTTCAAATATTCTTAAAACAGCATTAATAAACGAACACGATTTTCAAATCTATAGTAAAAGTTTTGATCTAGCCAGTTGGAGAACAACTTCAGAATTTGTCAGAATTAATCAATATAGTATTCCTTTTTATTGGGCAACTGTTTTTATCTTTAATAAAAATCCTATTACGCAATGTTTCTTTGATTTAATTACCTATATTAAACATAATTGGGTATACTTTAGGAATCTGTATAACATTGAAAGTTCTGTATTTAGGAATGACTTTGCGTTTAGTATTGCTATACACATTATGAATGGAAAAACTAACGGTGAATTCGCAGTCGAGTTACCTGGCAAAATGAGTTACTCAATTGATAAGGATGTGTTAGTTGATATTGTAGATGATAAAATACATGTCTTATTAGAAAAACAAAATCATCCTGGCGAATATATCTTATCTAAAACACAAGGTATTGATTTGCATGTGATGAATAAATTAAGTTTAAGTCGATTCATAGATGGGGGTCGTGGTGTCTAAAGGGTTTCTATTATTTGCACAAAACACTGATAGTGTAGACTATGTAGAGCAAGCATACGCTCTTGCATTAAGTATACAAATCAGTCAGTCAGATGTTAAATCTGTATCGCTAATGACTAATTGTAAAGTTCCTAAAAACTACGCTAAAGTTTTTGATCAGATAATACCAATCCCTTGGACTACTGATACAACTACTTCATTAGCAGGCGAGCATAGATGGAAGTTATATCATGCAACTCCATATGAAGAAACTATCGTGCTGGATACTGATATGTTATTATTAGAAGATATTAGCTCGTGGTGGGATTACTGCGGTAATTATGATTTTAAATTTTGTTCTCGTATAAAGAATTATAAACAAGATATTGTAACTGATACGTATCACAGAAAAGCCTTTATAGCTAATAAGCTAACTAATCCTTATTATGCATTACATTATTTTAAAAAGCGTCCACAGTCGCATGAATTTTATAAAGTATTAGAATTTGTATGTAATAATTGGGAATGGTGCTACGATAAATTTGCACCTGATGAATATCAAGATTGGTTGAGTATGGATTTAGCAACAGCGATCGCTATTGAAATTTCTGGATCGCATGAACACGCTGTTGATGCAGTAAGTCCTTTAGAATTTATACATATGAAAACTCCTATACAAGGCTGGACACCAATTCCAGTAAGTTGGCAAGATACTGTTCCGTTTGTTTTAAATAGCCAAGGAGCCCTTATTGTAGGCAATATCAAGCAGACTAAATTATTCCATTATGTAGAAAAGAATTTTATTTCAAAAAACATATTAACTAAATTGGAGACACTAGCCAATGGCACGTAAACCTCCACGCTTTTTACCTCCTAAATTTTATATTCATTACGATAAAAAAACTAATGAGATTATATCTGCTAGTAATGAAATTGATAATGCATATAGTAAAATCGAAATAACACATGACGAATATGAAAGATTTTTATATGGCGCAGAAAAGTTTAGTGATTATCAAGTAGGGCTGATTAAAACAGCAGACAATCAAACAGTACTTGCTCTTGTGAAAAAAGTCGATCAAGGATATGCATTTAAAAATAACATGTTTGAATGGATACAAGATGCTCCTAATAAATCTACAGAATGTATAGTAACATGGGATAGTATCGATCAACAATGGATATTTTCAATCTCAAAAAAATGCCAAGATCGCATCAAAGAAAACATAACTACTGATACACTTCTATTTTTTGTTATGTTAGAAAGTGATTTTGATTTCTTAATTAGAACTATCTCAATTAATATCCAAGAGTTATTAACAGTTGAAGAAGTTAAGCGTCCATTCGAAAGTCATATAGAAAAGGATATTACTAAGATATCAATCGCTAGTAAAATAGTATTTCAAAGTTACGGATTAAAAATAAATGATTAAAATTATAGAACAAGATATTATATTTCTCAGCTACGATGAACCAAACGCTGAAAAAAATTACGCAGATTTATGTGCAAAAGTTCCTTGGGCAAAACGTGTACACGGAGTTAAAGGATCGGATGCCGCACATAAAGCCTGTGCCGCACTAAGCGAAACAGAATACTTTGTTACTGTAGATGCAGATAACATCGTAGATCCAAAGTTTCTTGAAGTAGAAATTGATTTAGATGCATTAGGATTAACAAGCGAAAATGTCTTTAGCTGGTGCGGTCGTGTTCACGTTAATGGTTTAATGTACGGCAATGGTGGCCTTAAATTGTGGACACGTAAATTTGTTAACGAAATGAAGACACATGAAAATTCTGATCCTACTGATTTAAAAGGTAAGGTTGAATTTTGTTTTGACGATCGCTATTATCAGTTTAATGAAAACTACAGTGAGAGCTTTACTAATGCCACTCCATTTCAAGCATGGAGAGCAGGTTTCCGTGAAGGTGTTAAAATGTCATTAGACCAAGGTGCTAAAGTAACGGATCTTAAAAATGTATGGTGGCAAAATTATCATAGATTACTTATATGGTCCAGTGTCGGCACAGATGTAGAAAATGGTATTTGGAGCATCATGGGTGCAAGAGAAGGCTGTTATAAAACTATGTGTACTGATTGGGACTATAGTCAAGTTAGAGATTTTGATTGGTTAACAGAACATTGGAATACGACCCATGAAATATCAGAACCTGAAGATATGACCAAATACATTAATTTTTTAGGAAAAGAAATTAAAGATAAATGCGGATTAGAAATAGCCAATCTAGACAGTGCAGGCAGTAAATTCTTTAAGACTGTTTATCAAAATACTCCAAGGATAATTCGTAAACGTGTATGATATAATCTTCATAAGTTATAATGAGCTTGATGCTGATGATAATTTTAACAGCCTAAAAGAGCGTTTTCCATTAGCTAAACGTGTGCATGGTGTTAAAGGTATACATCAAGCTCATATTGTTGCTGCCAAAAAATCATTCACTAGAATGTTTTGGGTAGTTGATGCTGATGCGGTAATATTAAATTCATTTAATTTTGATTACAAGGTAGCTGAATCGGATTTAGATGTAGTTCATGTATGGCGAAGCATTAACCCTATTAACAATCTATCATACGGCTATGGCGGTGTTAAATTACTACCAAAACAATTAACTATAAACATGGATACTAGTACTACTGATATGACTATGAACATCAGTAGCAAGTTTAAAGCCATGGAAGAGATTAGTAACATCACAGCATTTAACACAGATGCATTTAGTACATGGCGAAGTGCATTTAGAGAATGTTGTAAATTGGCAGTAATTAATAACGATGAGTCATTAGCCAGATTGGCTATATGGAGTAACTTAAATGAAAATTCTCCTTTCGGTTTTCATGCCTATTTAGGCGCACTTGCCGGCAAAACTTATGGTGAAAAAAATGCCTCCGATAAGGAGGCACTTGCTAGGATAAATGACTTTACTTGGCTAGAAGGTCTGTGGCAAGCGGAAAAATCTCAGCTATCACTCGAGCACAGGCAATAGCAACTTCTTGGTGCTCTTTCTGTGTACCATTAGCACTACGCAATTCAATAAAGTGAATCCAGCTACGTAGTGTGCCATTCATATATAAACGACTTTCTATAAGCCCTTCTGGTAATACTGCGCGAGCTTGTTCCTTTGCTATGCCATTAGCGATAGCCCACTCGTACTCTCTTTGTGCGGCATATATAACTCTTTTTTGAGCACGTTCCCATTCGTTCTGTAACAGTTGATCATCGACTGGGATACTGTTCTGTCTATTTGTTGTGTCTTGGAGACGTGCTTCTCGCAGTACAAACGACAGGTCTTTAGTAGGGTCAGCATATCGCTGACTGAATTCTTGGAAGCTGAAGCTACGATGTCTAAGGATCTGTCGTGCAATATCTCTTGTGGTGGTGATTTCAATACAGGCTGAGACCATTTCAAGTGGGCTCCAGTGCTGGTGTTTGATGAGATATTTGATGAGTTTTTCTGATGTGTCTGTGTTAAGTTGGTTCGCTGGGTTGGACACACGGGCGCAATACGCAATGAGTTCCTGTGCATCTTGGATACCAAGATCTGCGAATTTCTGTGTAGGTTGGGAGTAACTGAGTAGTTGAACATTCATTGTTTATAACTTCTTATTTTTAAGGAATTTTTGAGTACTTGCTTCGATATCTTTTTTAACTTTTGGAGTGTCCAATTTAAAGTCTACGTTTTCAATAGTCTCTTCATAGTTTTTAACCAGCTCCATTAAATTACGTTCAAAGGCTGGCCAACCTTCCTTTTTGGTCTTAGCTGTTATTTTTATTTCCCAAGTTTTTCCGTCCTTAAAATTGACCAGTACGGTATGGAGATACCTAAGAGGCATTACGTTGAGTTTTACCTCACCGAATATTTCTGGCCAATGTTCAATGACTTCCTTGGGAAGAGGTCTTCCCGTTTTCGTCACTTAACTTTTTTGGTCGGAACCAACTCCTCAGCCATTCTTCGAAACTGTGCGGCTTCTTTAGCTAACTTATCAGCTTGACTACGATAGTGTTTAGCTGTAGCAACTGGATCATTTAGATCAACTGCTGTAACTGTTTCTACTGTAGCAGTAACTGGAGTTGTTTCTTTAGCTGATTCTTTTTTAGCTTCGATTACTTTAGTTTCATCGTTACTTGGAGGAATAGCTAAGTCGTCAACTGATACACCGCGTTGTTCTGCAATGATTTGATTGAGTTCACTAAGTGGAATAGTTACACTAGTAGTTGGGCACATTTCAATAGAACTAGTTCCCATCTTCAATAACAATCCATTTGCATGTAACCATTTCAACATATTATTTCCATCGGAGAAATAATTACGCATTAGGACTTCAGCAAATTCATATGAGTCTTGAGCCGCTTGGCTTTCAACTAAATTGATAATTGAATTATGATATGCATCAGACAAGCTATCAGTTGGAATAACTAGACAATAATGAGAATCGCCTGGCAGTGTACGATACGCTACTAAGCATCTCTGTTTGGTAGAAATAATTCTACCGACGTGTTTGAGTTCGGCCATATTATGCTCCGGCTGTGGCAGCTTTCTGTGCTTCAGCTTGCTTGGCTACTTGTTCTAAAAATGATTCTAGTTTAGTATATGTTTGACCAACTGCTACCATTTCGTTTGGTTTAAATGCGCCACGTGAACTAGCGATGTCAATAATAACTTTCATTGCTTGTAAATCATTAATAGATAAATCGTTAGCAGGTGCTTCTGGTGCTGTAGCTTGTTCAGCCGTTGGTTGTTTTAATTCTTCTGACATAGTATCTCCTTAATATGTACTAATATAATTATCTGGTTTGTAAAAGTGGACACGCAATCGTGAAGAAACTGAGTTCTTTTTCACTTTCAAATCCAATTACTGTATTATAAACAATGGTGTTTGTATTGTCTAGTGTTATGCTTTGTCCTACATAATACCTATTATTTAAATTCTTACGAATCCAAGTGTCGATAGATTTGAGCAATGTAGGAGTATACTTTTCGATAGTAGTATACTTAAAATGTGGGCAGGCAAACTCAACCCTACGTAAATCGAAATAATTTAACGGATTGGGCTTGCCTGTTTTTAATGCCATTACGCTG